CTATGACTTATCTGCACCTTCTTTTAGATATAAGAGGGAGCTTGGTGTCAAAGCTCTACATTATGTTACTGTAGACCAGGCAGGTAGAGTTGATAAAATATCAGAAATGTATTTTGGGACAGGTGCATATATCGATGCTATATGTGGTGTAAATAATATCTTTAACCCGTTCTCGGTTTCTGAGGGGGATGTGCTAGCAATACCTCAACTTAAAAATGAAGGCTTAGTATATTCAAGACCTAATGCAGCTTCACGACCAAGCGAAACGTTAGCTCAATATGTTAATACTGATAGACAAAGTGTACAAGATCAATCAAGAATACAAAGATTAATACAATTAGCTAAAACTAAGAAGAATGGAGTAAAGGCACCGATTCCACCGAATATGATGCAGCAAGGGCAAGTAGCTAAAGTATATAAAGGCGGCAAAATTTTATTGGGTGCGAACCTACCAAGTAGAAATAGTACTAACACAGAATCATAACTTATGTCAAACCATAGTATAGTTGAAAGAAATATATTAACAATATTAGAACCTGCTATTGAACTAGATCCATTAGAGATATTGGACAGGGAAAGTGGTACTGAAAATTCTGATTATGAAGCTATGAAAGAAAAGCCGTCATTATTTTCTTCTCTAGTTCCTGAGATTAAAGTTAATGGTTATGATGTAAGTACAGAGGCTTTAAATATATTCACATTAGAGAATAATGGGTTTTATCCAACAATAAGATTGCAGTTTGGTGATGTTGATGGTACATTTACTGCAAGATTTTATCCTAAGGATGGTGATCTTGTACAAGTCAATATTAGATCTCAAGGTGATGAGACTACATTTAAACCTATTAGAATAGATTTTACTATTATTGATTGTAAACCTGTTGGGGGTGGTGGTGGCGAGAGCGCTAATCAATATCTTATATTAGGTAGGATGTTTGTACCAAAGTTATTTACAGAATCTGTTGAATATGAAGAAGATGTTACTAGTTTTACTGCTTTATTAAATATTGCAGAAAGAATGGACTTAGGGTTTGCATCTAATATAGAAGACACCGCAGATCAAATGACGTGGACTAATCCTAACGATACTACGGAAACTTGGATCCAGGATATTGTAGCAAATAGTTATCTTAGTGACGAAACTTTTTTTACAAGTTATATTGATCCTTATTACTATTTAACTTTAATTGATGTTAATAGGTTCTTTAGCCAGGAGGGTGCAATCGAAGCAAGCCAGAGTTTTAGCCAAAATGCTGGGGATACAATGGGTGCTGAAGGTGGAGAAGGTCAAGTAGATGGCATTCCAAACTATTTAAGTAATATGGTTACTCTACAGGGTAATGCTAGATATATTTCTAAACACCAAATGGTTAATAAGAGTGGACAAATAAGTAAAGCAAATGGTTACAAAAGATATACTCAATATTGGGATTTAGAAGCTAAAGAATGGATAAGTGAATTTGTAGATCCTTTAACTAATAATACACCAGGTATGATACCTGCAACAAAGGGTAGGATAGTTGATGGTGAAGTAGAAGGTCCACGTAATGACCAAGTTAAATATAAGTACTTAGGGACACAAGGAGATAATGTTCATGCTGATTATCAATATAGTACAGTACTTAATTACCAAAACATAGCGGAGATAAATAAAATGGGAATGGTTATCGAGTTAGACACTGTTAACCCTGCTCTTGTAAGATATAGTAGAATATATTGTCAAATCTTAGAATTTGCAAGCCCAATAAAAAATGTTTTGCTTGCACCAAGCCAAGATGAAATAGAAGGTGAAGAAGCCCCTCAAACTAGGACTGGTGATGCTGAAGAAAATGATCAAAAATCACAAAATGGTGTTGTGAATGAATACTTAACTGGCTTTTATGTTATATCTGGAGTTGAGTGGTTATATACAACACCAGGGCCAATTAGGATGAGATTAACATTACAACGTCGAGAGTTTACTCCAACGACTTAATAAATATAAAAACAATTAAAAAGATATGGGTAATTTTTCAAGTATAGCTGGACCATTTAGTTCTGCACTAGGTGGTAAATCGTTCCCGGCTAGCTACCCATTTGCAAAAAGATTTGTAAGTAATGCAGATACTAATAATGGTAGTGGAAATAATGCTGTTACTGCACTAGACGATCCTACTTATTTGGGTTTTAGTTTAATGTTTGATATTCTTTCCCCATTATTCAATGCAGCGCAGATTGGAGATCCTCCTGGAGCTACAGACTTTGCACCAAATAAACTAGATACATTAGTTGGTAGTATTACTGATGGTATTAATTCAGTAAAGTCAAAGCTAGGTGTTGGGCCAAGTGTTATTGATGAGGGTAACTCTGGGCCATCTGAATATCCAACTGAACCATCTGCTGTGGGTTATTTAGTTAAAGTGGGCGAAGCAAGAAGGGCAAAATATTTACAAGCATTTATACAGGGAATACAAGAGGTTGTTAAGACTAGGCCATATTACTTTCAAACTATTGCTGGTTTATTAGAAGCATGGAGTAAAAGTACAGAGTTTGCAATAGACCCTTATACTGGTGTTGATGCTAAAGATGGTATTACAATAGGTTGTCTTGAAGCTATAGATTTAAAAATAACTGGTTTATTTAATCTATATAGAATGGCTGTATATGATGAAAGAATGAAGCGGTATGTATTACCAAAAAACTTAATGAGGTTTGACGTGTATGTTGACGTTCACGAAATAAGAAAATTCAAAACAGTTAGAAATTGGTTAAAGGCATTAAATACTGGTGATGCAAACCCAGAATCTTCAAAATATGTAAATGAAAATACTTCACGAATTAGATTTAAGTTTACAGAATGTACATTTGATCCTGGTGCTAGTGGTAAAGTTTTTGAAAGTGTAACTAACACTGGTGGTACTGTTGCAACAACTGAGATAAAATTTGGGTATGGTGTAATGGAATTACAATCTCAATATTCTGGATATGATGATAGTTTAGATGTTACAAAACCACAGATTACAACTAATCCTTCATTTACTAGTAAGATAAAAAGTTTTGGAAAGGATCTGTTAGATAACGCAGTACAAGGTGTTGCTAATAAATTAACATCAACAGTAAATAGCGCGATACAAGGTATTACATTAGGAAATGTTTTTGGTTTAAGAAATGAACTACTAGGAACATTATCAAACCCACAAGGTTTACTTGATGCAGCCTTAGGAGCATCAGCACAGTCAAATGAATTACAAACTTTTGGTGGGAGCACTGCTAATACTAGATTAGGTGATAACCCTTTAGGAGATCCTGCTGCGCCATTACGAACAATTAACAAGAGTAGTGCATTTGATCCATTAACCAATAGTTTTGGTGGGATAAAAACAATCAATGCGTTTGGTGCACCAGGGCCAGCACAAGATAACGGAGGTTTATCCTCATCAAATATTTTTGAATAATGGGAAAAGTAAATCCAGCAAATTTTAATGCAGATGATTTAAGAACTACTCAGTGGGTAGGAATAGTTGAAGATACTGCTGATGATATCTTCGAGGGGCGATGTAAGATAAGAGTATATGGAAAGATGGATGATAGGGTTGATCCTGAAGATCCTGAGAGTGAATATAAGATTCCTACACTTGCATTGCCATGGGCTAGGCCTCATCAACTAATGTATGGTGGTAGTAATACTGGTAGTGGTAAATTTGAAATACCAAAATTAGGATCTATTGTTAGAATGACTTTTGATAACGGAAACTTTTACCAACCAGTCTATCATGAAAACATGTATCCTTCAGATGAAACTAAAGCTGAGATAGAAGCATCATACCAAAATTCACACGTACTTATTTATGACACTGCATTTGGTTTAACAGGTGGGGAGAATGGTACTGAAGTAACAAATGATAGAGAAGGTGAAAGTGTCAAAGTTTTTTTTACAGAAGAGAAAGGCTTAATGATGGATTATACAACATCAACTGGACCAACCACTATTAATATAAAACCTGATAATTCTGTTGAAGTAATTAATGCTAATGGTGATACTATTGTAATGCTTAATGATGGAAATATAACATTTACTCACTCTGCTCAATTTACTATTAACAGTGGAGCTAATACAGAAATAAATTGTGTGGATGCTATTGTCAATTGCGAGAATACTATTATTAATCATTCTTCTTCAATTGAATTAGGAGAAGGTGCTGTTGAGAAGATTGTGTTGGGTGATAAAATGACAGCCTTATTTAATGCACATACACACATTGGAAATCTAGGAGCACCAACAAGTCCACCAACTAAACCAATGACTCCTAATGAATTAAGCCAGAAACAAGTTAAGTCACTCTAAAATATATAAATTATAAAAACTATTTAAATTATGCCATTAGCAACACCAGCATTAAAAGCAGAGCTAACAGTAGCATTCATTAATGCGATGAAAGTATATAGAGATTTTGACCAAACTGGTAATGCAGGGGTTGATAAATTTGATGCAGCAACAACTGCGGCCGGTGAGGTATTCGGAGTAGATGCTTCAATAGCTATTGATGTCTTTGTTAAAAGTGGTTTAGTTCAGACTACCACACCTGCTGGGCCTGGTGTTGGTGCAGTTACATAATCTTAGTCTATTAAATGAAACAAATCTACATAAGGTGAGTACAATAATAAATACAATAGATAACTCTTACTAGAATATATAATACAGATAACAACTTTTTAAAATAAAAAAAATGACAGAGCAAGAAATCACAATTCAATTAAGTGACGATCCATTTGATGTTAAAATAGTAAAAGTACAAGTTCCACTTGGAACAAAACTACTAAGTAATGAATCTTATGCTGCTGATGCTTTATCAATGTATGAACTTTCAGATTCTGCTTTAACTAAAACCAAATTAACCGAAGACAATGTATCTTATACTACATTAGGAGAAATTACTTATATCTCACCTGATAGAACAAGAGCAACTATTGATACTAATTCTAAACATACTGCAAGTTGTAATTTAATAAAAGAACCAGAGTATATTGTTGAACAGATGCAGGTTGGTATGGAAATCGAAGTTAAGATTAAAACTACAAAAACTGGTGATGTTATTGCTTCTATTAATGATGCATTGATGGATATTAAGTTAAAAGAAATTATGGATGCTATTGGTAATAAGTCAGTTGGATTTACTGCTAATGTTAAAGAATTAATACACGGTGGTTATTGGGTTGATGTTGCAGGTATTACTTGCTTCATGCCAGGTTCTCTAGGGGGTCTAAATAAACTACATGATTTTAATTCATTAGTAGGTAAAGATATTATTGTAATGCCAATTACCTACTCAAAAGATAAATCTACTATTGTAGTATCTCACAGAGAATATCTAAGGACAATGATACCTACTAGGATTTATGAATTGGATGAAACTATAAAAGAACCTAGGGTTGGTTTTGTAACAGGTATAACTAAGTTTGGTGTATTTGCTCAGTTTGATGATTGCTTAACTGGTTTAATACCTCGAGCTGAATTAACTAATAAAATGCAAGAAGCTTTAGATAATAGAGATATTAAAGCAGGTGATGAAATAGAATTCTGGGCAAAAGAAATAATTTCAGACAAGAAGATTATATTAAGTCAATTAGGGCCTAAAGTTGATCTGTGGGATGGTATAGACGAAAAATATAAACCTATGATGGTCACTGAAGGCAAAGTTACAAAAATAACTTCATACGGTGCATTCGTTGAACTTGAAAAAGGAATTAGTGGTTTAATCCATAAATCTAAACTAAAAGATGCTAATCTAACCAAGGGCGATGTTATCAATATTAAAATTGGTAGTGTAAATGTTAGTGATCGTAAGATTACTATGAACATAGCATAACCGCAATCCTGGTTTAGAATATATAAACAAATCAGGAAATACATGTACACTAACGAACAGCTAAATGCTATATATGCGTCAAAGATTGGTTTAGAATTTGAATTCTTTGCCAATGAGGGAATGGATGAAGTTAAAAGAAGCTTATCCCAAACTCTAAATAAACAAATACGAGTCGAAGAAAAGGCCCATAGTGACTTTATACCTAGTGATGAAATCTTCAAATTAGAACCAGATAATTCTGGTGGATCTGGTATGATTGAATTAGTAACAGGACCAATGCCTTTTGTTGAATCAAAACTAATTATAGCAAAAACTTTAAAGTGGATTAGGGAAAATGGATCTACTAATGAACGATGCTCTATTCATATAAATGTTGCATTTGATGGCAAGAAATTGGGAACCCCTACAAATGTATCATCTTTAGACATCGGCAAGTTTGTTCTTAACTTCAATGAGAAAGCAGTCTATGAAGCCTTTCCTAACAGGAGAGATTCTGTTTATGCTAAATCTATAAAATTTATTGTACCATTAAGTGGTATGACACAGCCTTCTCCTGAAAGAATTTCATGGAAGAACTATATGTTTGTGACTGAAAAATATTACGGTGTAAACTTTTCTAAGATACCTAAGAATTATATCGAGTTTAGATATTTAGGTGGTAAAGATTATGAAAAGAAATATAACACTATAATGTCTATGACGGAACATTTTGTTTTATCTCTATATGAAAGTTTAATTGATCCAGCTTATAATGCGGAAGATATTAAGAAATTAGATGTTATATTAGAAAAGCATAAAGGTATTGTAGAATCTTACAAAGCTTACCGAACATTTAGAAGAAAATTTCCTAAGGTTAAATTAATGGTTGATTTGAAAACTTATGATCAAATAGTAGAAACTTATTATCCTAAAATGAGAGAGAAAATATTTGAACTACTAACTAAAGCAGGACTAAGTGAAGGTTTAATTAATTATGATTCTGATACTGGTAGGATGCAGCTTAAAAATGCTGAACTAATGAAATGTTTTGAAATACGAGGTATTGATATTGTTGATTCTAAAATTCAAGGTAATATTATAGGCTGTGATATATTTAGTACTGAATTAATTAATTCTTCAATGACTGAGTGCAATCTATTTGGGGCAACTGATGTTGTTGATTCTAAAATAGAGGATTCATATGTAAGTAAAAATGTAGCTGTTAAAGATTCTTATGTCTTTGGTGTTAGAGGAGTATTTAGTGGAGAAATGGATGGAGGTATATTCAGAAAGGGTAGAGCAACAGATTTTGCAAGATTTGAAAATACTGAAATTATTGAAATAGAAAAAATATAAAATAACATGGCGAATACAAATACTTATTGTAATGATCCTGCAGAAGCAGCATGCTTGGATGAATTAATTAAAGAAATTAACGAGGAGCTAACTATTGCTTGTCAGATTCCTTTTACCGTTCCTAAAAAAGAATTAGCTAATATCATCAATAGAGCAAAAGGTTACTTCTATAAAATATACGAGGATAGTGTGGAACAGATGTATATTGCTTTACCTGCAGGTGCTTTAGCAAAACCAACATTTGAGCAAGGTGTTCCTTTTGGGACTGGGCAGACTAACGAAACAATAACCAATAAAAACCAAATAGCAAACCCAAGGGGAGTTGTACAAATGCCGTCAAGAGTTTATTCAGTTAATGCTGTATTTGAAATTGGTGGTTTCTCTGGAGAAGATGGTGGCTTTGGTAGTATGGGATTTAATGCAGGTGATATTGACTTTTCAATTGATAAGTTTATCTATAATGATGTTTATGGTGCTGGTATAGGTAGTGAAAATTTAATGTACTATGTAGTAAATTCATTATTCATGGATAATGCTAGGCAAGTATTATTACCTCAAATATCATATACATATAATAGATTAACAAAAAAGTTTAGATTCCAGGGGGAGTTACCGAAGCAGGCTGTTATCTTTGAAATCTTTTCATCTATTCCTGACTGTGCACTTTTTAGTGATGAAGCATTTATTAGATATTGTATAGGACAGGCTAAAATTCAATTAGCTAGAATCTTAGGAACCTTTTCATTTAATCTACCAGGTAACATTACTATTAATTATGATATGATTTCAACCGAAGGTAGAGAAGAGGTAGATAGGATAGTTGAAGAGATTAAAAATGATGAGGGTGTTGATTATTTTTTCACTGGATAATTATAATCTGAAAGCCATCAAATAAAAAGAGAATATATAATAAAAATTAGGGTTACATTATGATAAGAGAGATGTATAGTCGGGATGCCACTCAGGCTAACTATAGTGCTACTACATTGGAAGTGAGTGATAAATTATCTCAGTTAATTCTAAAAATAGAAAATGTTCTTTTTAGTAACAAAGGAGATGTATTAGGATCCCCAGGTATGGGTTGTAATTTAGATGAGTTAATATTTTCGATAGTATTAAATGAAAGTACAATACAAAATACTGTCAATGCACAAATAGCAGCATACTGCCTACCGCAATATAATGGTTTTACAGTTAACACAAAGGTGCAATTCTTTTCAACATTAGAACGAAATGGCGCATTGGTTGATATTTTTGTTAATGAACAAAGAGTATTGGGCGCACTTTTTTAAAAAAATAAATTGAATGTCATTTTTTAGTAAAACAAGAATAAAAGCAACAGAGCTATTTGAAGATTCATTTGAATATCTTGCACGTACTTATGACCAAGCAGTCGAGGTATTCACACCGGCATCGCCATTTGGACAGATATTAACTGTTGTGTCAAATTTAGGAGAAATGATTTTCTTCTACATCGAAGCAGCTCTTACTGAGTTAAATATTTCACGAGCAAGGAATATTGAATCTATATACGGTTTGTCTAGATTAACTGGACATGACCCAACACGAGGTATTTCTGCAAGAGGTATTATTGGATTACGACTTAACACGAGTGCAGCTAGCCTCGTTAATGGTGATTATATACAGATTATGAATGGTGCAAAATTGGAAATAAGTCAGAATGGCTTAACTTATTTTCTAAAATTTAATAGTGACTTTATACGATTACAGAAAACTATAAAATCATTTGTTAATGTTGAAATAGTACAGGGTGAGAAAGATGAACAAAGTTTTACAGGATCAGGTTTTGCATTACAAAGTTATAATTTAACAACAAAGGATCCTACTGACCAATATTTAGTAGATGTTTTTGTTGATGGGGAATTATGGAAAAGGGTAGATTCATTGTATGATATGAACAATGGTGAAAAAACTGCAATGATTAAAACTAGTGTAAATGGTGGACTTAGTGTATTCTTTGGGAATAACCAATTTGGTATGCCACCTGCTCTAGGTTCACGTATTAGAGTTACATATGTGAAGACTAGGGGTAATGCTGGTAATATTGGTGGTAAACAATTAGATATAAAATTTTCTACGCCAGGCACAGACTCGTCTGGTGAACAAGTAGACTTAAATGAAATCTTATCTCTTAACATTACAAGAAACCCGATGTTTGGTTCTGATACAGAAGATCCTGCATTTACTAGATTAATTGCACCGTATCAAAGTAATTCATTTGTATTAGCAAATCCTAATAATTATATTTACTATTTAAGTAAGTATGATTTTTGGTCATTTATAGATGCTTATAATACTAAGAATGACCAATACTTAGACGATGATAATATTATTTACTTGTTTTTAATTCCTGATGTAGAAAAGAAACTTACAAGTGACTTGGATTATTTCAGTGTACCTGAGGTTGAATTCTCAATGACTACAGCTGAAAAAGAAATGACTTATGAAATTTTAAATAAAAGTGGTAGACAAGTTGTCACTGCTGAAACTAGAATTATAGATCCAATTATACAAAAATATGCACTGAATGTTGTTGTTAGATATTTTGAAGATTTTGACAAAGATGCTATTAGAATTGAAATAAGAAAAAATTTAAATGAATATTTCTTAAATGTAAGTAGGAGAGATAGAATACCTCGATCTGATATTATTTCTATCATAGAAAATGTTGATGGAATAGATTCAGTTAATGTATTTTTCATATCAGAGCGCAATGAACAAGCAATTAGAGATGGTTTTTATTCTATCCCTGTTTATGGAACTGACCCAGTCACAGACCAGCGTGTATTAATAGAAAACAAAAAAATAGTCCTAAAGAAAGGTGAAGATCCTCAATTAGGTTTAGACAGTTTTGGGGATATAGTAATAGAAAATAATGATTTAGCAATTATTAGAGGTGGGTGGAAAGATAGACACGGTACATACTATGAACTTATACCAGAGGCTAATAAAATTAGTTCACTTAATGTATTCTATAAAGAAGCAATTGAAAATAATCTTTATAATAAAATACAACAAGAAAAATACAATAAAGTTCAGCGAAACCGAGGAACTACAATTGCAACTGGTGTGAACTCAGCAGGTTTAAATACAGGGAGATTGCAAAATTCGCCCACACTTAAAACATTAAAAGGAAATTAATATGGCAACAGTTAAAGATAAGAGAACCGGCTTTCCTAGTCTATATAGGGCAACTTATGAGGAGGGATGGTTATTAAAAAACACAGGATATGATTATTCTAAAAACTTATTAAATATTACAATGTCAAAATACATGTTCAAGAATAAACATATCCGTGAGTTCTTGGAAGATTATTTGACGCCAATCATGGTGTTCTATATTAATAAAGTTAAATATGTAAGAATTTTTTATAACTTTGCAGTACCTAAGTGGTATCAAAAAATAAATTAATAAACTGTGAATCGCTGGCAACATTTATATTTCTTTGATAAAGGGGGTAATAATTATAATATGAATTATGACAGTTCCGCTGACATGTGGACTGGTGACATTTTTCTACCGCAAGTTTCTATTGATTTATTTGAAGTAGGACAATTATTTATTTTACAAAAAATGATTGATTCTACAAACACTCTTGTATCTACAAACCCGACTTTTAAGTTTGGGTATCCTCATGATTACACTGATGGTGCAACTGGTGATCCTACTGGAACAGGTGGTTGTGGCTGGGAAGCTGAATGGAAAACATTTACTCCTAAAGAATTATTTCTTTTTCAATTCGACGAAGACTTTAATACAGGTACACAATCTGCATTAGTACAAGAACCTGATGGACCACCGTTAGTAAAAGTTGACAAGCTTACAATACCTTTAGATTATGATGATAGTCAAACAATAAGTCCAGAAGGTTATATTATTACCAAGAGCAATGATATAAGATCAATCGCATTACAAATTAATATAGCATTTTCTTCCGGTGATGAAAATACATACAAGAAAACTTTACAGATTACCGATAAGTGTACTAATACAATAGTAGCTGAATTTACAGTATGGGCCGAGAGTATCGAAGAAGATGAAAGACTTAGGGTCATGACTCAGAATATGGGTTATAATGTAATTGCTGCTGATAGTACAATTTTTAGAGATACTAACTTAAAAGAAGCATTACCTGATTATGTAGAAATAAATCTTAAGCGTAAAGAAATAATGATGGAGGGTAGTAACATATACCCTTTTATTGGATCTTATAAAGGTTTAATAAATGCTATTAAGTTTTTTGGGTATGATAATTTAAAAGTTAAAGAATTTTGGAAAAATGTAAATGCAAATTCCCCACAGTTTGGTAAGTATATACAAAGTAATACTGTGGATTTATTTTCTCCACTAGTACAATTTGACGATAAAAGTATAACACTACCAAATAAGAATTTTAGAAAGACTAGTATGTTTAGTCTTATTTATAGAATTAATAAAATTACACCATACACCTTTACTGATGAAGATTTACCAGTAACTGAAGAGGTTCAAGATTTTACAATTGAAGAAGTCTTAATTAAACTGTTTGGTTTAAAGAGAAAGTTAGAAAAAGAATACCTACCACTTAATGCTCATATTAAAGATATAACAGCAGAGGCTGATTATTTTGGATTATTAGAAGTGACAAATACAATTAGTAGGAATGATACTAATACTATTAAGGTTGGTATTAATACAGACTTTAAAGTATCACCAAGTTCATGTACTTATTTAGAAGATCTTAGGGTGTTTAATAGCTTTTGTTTAAAAAAAGAAGCAGGTATTGTTGGACAAGCTATCATTAATTATTGCAATGCCTTTATTGCACCACTAGTATCAGGATCTGAAAATATGATAATGGGACCATATACACCAGGTGATGTTTTACCACCACCACCAATTGGGCCAGATGTTAATAGTGTATTAGGTACACTCCAAGATGGTGGAAATGTTTCAATACAATCTGTTGCTGGATCATATGCCGCATATTTTGCACGATATGCTCCAAATTTAAACAGTTCACAAGCTAATTTCGTACAAGGTGAATCATCAAGAAGTTTACCAGATCATCCTGGTGTAAAATCAGGGGCATTAGTAACTTTAACAAATGATAGTTTCAATAGTATGACTTGGGATAGTATAAATAGTACATGGGCTGATTTAAATAATGCTAATGATTTCTTTACATTTGATTTTAATGTACAGGGCGCTGCTGTTGGGGATGTTTATAAATTATCTGACCCTGCAACACTAACTGGTGCTACACATACTGTAATTGCTGGTGATACTATACAAAGTATTACAACTTCACTATTTAATCAAATAGTAGTGTTAAAGACTTTACATACAGATCCGTGGTTATGGTTTGACTGGTCTCAGATAACAAATGACATTGGGCCTAGTATTAGATGCTATGGTAACGATGCTAATCGATTTGTACCATCGCTAACTCTATTAAATCCTACAAGTGGTGGTCAATTTACAGAGGATCAGTTACCTGGTGAAACATTATTTACTTGGGATGCTATAGGTTCTGGTAATTTTACAGAAATAGAGTGGTCTATCTTTAAAGATGTAGAAGGAACTTCACCAGCTTATTATTATAATATTAGAGGTGAACTTGGTACTTATGGAACTTTACCAGTAACATTGCCTTATGTTGGTACTTATAATGTAGAAATGAAATTGTATGATTTGTATAATAATATTTCATCTACAGTTAAGACTGGCGCAATATGTGTTGATGCTAAAGAAGTTGAATATTCAGGCTGGTATCAAAGTAGAAAATTAATCTATGACTGGAATAATGAAGGTAAATATCTTTGGGATGATTATGGATCTTTGTGGGATCTTCCAATTGAACCAGAAACTACATGGGATGATGAGACTCCTAGTTTGTACGAATCTTTAGATAGAGTTAATGCAATCTTGAATACTTTTGGTATAGGAACTAATACTGATTTTCAATTAATGAACTATCAGAATAATGGTAAGGCTAGTTTTAGTGGACCTTATCAATGGAAGAATTTAAATACAAAATCTAGTATTTGGAATAATACATACCACTTATGGTGGGATATGACAGCAACTACTGGTGATTCTCCAGGATTTTTCCAATTCAGTGAAATACAACCTAATAGCTATTTAAAGATAATAGATAAGAATGGTGTAGTAGGCACAGAGTATTTTGATTTTACAATAAATACTTTAAGCGAAGCAGTAGACTTACTTAATGTGAGCACTAATTCTATAATTAATAAATATGTATATAATTTAGTAATGAATGCAGCAAGTAGTCAAATCTTTGTTCAAGCAGTAGCTAGATATTATGGTGTACATGGAGATTTTACTTCTGTTGATATGGTAGATGTAAATGGTAGTAGAATATGTGGAGATGCAACAGGTATAACAGGTGGGTCTGGTTGCCAGAGTCTGATTTATAAATCTGGGCAGAGTATATCAAATAATCCTACATGGAATACTGCTAAGTTTATTAATGATGGTAAAACACTTCCTCCTATGACATGGGCAATGTTTGTCTATAATAAATGCAGAATAGTTGGCAAAGCTGAGCCTAGATGGACTATCTCTAATACTACTGACTCATCAGTGGCTGATATATATTTTGAAAGCAAGTATCTAACATATCTTTTTAAAGACCCAGGAAAGTATATGATAACATTAGAACTTACAGATACAAATGGGAATAAATACAAAAAAGGTAGAAATATCTTAAATATAAAACAAATAAATTAAAATGGCGATATCAGTAACAGAAATATTAGGAACAGATTCCTTATCCGGATCAAGACTAGTAATTAATGATAACTTTAATGTTCTTACTAGTGAAATTAATGCGATGGAAGTATACTTTGCGCCATCTGCAGGTACTATCACTAATCTTAACAATGTTTCAACAGAAGCACTAAGAGTAGGGTTAAGTACAATATTATTAGATATTAATGCAAGTACCTTTGATATTTTAACAAATGTTGAAATGACTGGGAATTTAAATATGACAGGTAGTGGCATATTCAGAAATGATACAAGCCCAACCACACTAAATGATACTGGCCAAGCAATGCCAGCAACTATTCAAGTTGGAACAACAACAGCAATTCCATCTTATACTATGTATAGGGTTGGTAATAGCGATTCAGGGGTTGGAGCAGCAGGTACTTTAACACTACAATTAAATACTGGACGTATAGGACAGGAAATTTTCTTTGCATACGATGCAGGTAGTAATGTTGTAAGTATAATAGGTAATGCTAGTAATCTGGTTTTATCTGCAAGTGGTACTTCAATTACATTGGATGCAGTTGGTGAAACTGTACATCTTTTAGCTATCGACAATGGTGCAGGTACAGCTGTATGGTATGTTGTAGGTGGTGATGGATATACAATAGTATAATAACAAAAGATAAAAATAACACATGGCAACAACGCCCTTAATTAAAACACCCCAGGCAGATGGAGGAACTTTTTATACGTTCTCTTCTTCTGCAAAAGACTTATCTAGGACTCTCAATAATGATGATCTTAAATTAGTCTTTTCTAAGTTTGTGCTCCTTAACTTGCCAGATTTTGATAGGTTAGATGCAACAACGTTTAGTCAATATCAAAACTATATGCAGTTTGATACTATTGATGGTGCTATAGTAAATGGTGGCCTGGCAGGTGACCCTAATGTTAGCTTTACACAAAGCCTTCAGAATTATGCATTAAATTTAGAAGAGCTCATTATAAGTGACGCAGGATATGATAACACTACTAACTTAACTGTTACTGAGCGAGTATTTTTTAAATGGTTGAAGGAATGTGGTGCTATGAGATTCCGAGAAGCTACTGTGCTGGAACAAGTGGCATCAACAACACCTAGTTTTTGTGAAGAGGACGAAGCAACGACAGGTACTCGACAATATAGAAGAGTAGTAAAGTATATAGGTGAAATTGACATTGTAAATAATGTAGATAAAGCAGGAGAAGCGTATACTGAGTTGTACATCAACGTACCCACAGAGGTAGGTAGAACACCCACTATCTTATTTAGTTCAATTTCCGATATGAATTATCAACCAGGGTTGACAATACAGGGAACAAGTGAATTTATACTTGGTAGAAATGCAGCAACGATTCATCCACAAGGATTAGATATAGATGCATTTTATGATTATGATATAAAATTATTAGGTGCTGGGCCTGCTGGTTATACAGATCCTAATGCTAACTGGATGGATCTCCCAACACCGTCTACTACTACTAATGCATACTTTACAGAACCTACAACATTTACAAGTGTACTTAATGTTAATATACAAAAATATGCTATTGATTATAGTGCTAGTCCAATTCCTGGTTATACTGAATCTGCTTATGTAAGAAGTGAATTAGATGGAATTAGTGTAGATTTTAATCCTAATGATTATCAACAGATTGTACAGGACTCAACTATAAGTACAATACCACAATTTAATGGTACCGATTTAGCACAGTCATTTGAATTTAATGCAGTGTTAGTTTATTATGATATGATCGACATGAGCGATTCATCTAAAACAACTACTAACTTATATGGTATTTTATTATTAGATAATATAACACCAACAACAGATGGTGGATATATCCAAAGATACCCAAAATATAAACCTAATACAACTACTGGCCAAAATGGTAATAGTTATGGGTTTAAAATTAATCTAAGATTTGATGCTTCACCTGGAACTGCGGGTATTGATACAATTGTAAATGATTATAATACTTTTTCAATGAGTCTTTTCTCTGATGCATCTGCTCAGTTACAAGCATCTGCTCAAATATTCCAAAGACAACAGTTAGAGATAGCTGATATGGAAATTAGATTAGCAGCTGTAGAAAATACTTTAAATTCTGTTAGTACTTCAGCATTTTTACAATCACAAATTACAACACTAAATACTAAAGTTGATAATGCGTCATTAGCTTTTGCAAGTAGTACTACATTATTGGATCTTATTGCTAAAAACTCAGATGAGATTCAGGCATTGGCAAATGGTGAGGTTACAACTACACTACAATATAATACAGCAGTAGTACAGCAAGGTACTGGAATTACAATTAACACGAATACACCAAATAAGATACAAGTATCAAGTAATGTGCAAGCATATAACTTAATGGTTCCACTGAATGTTAATGATATACAAATAACAACAACAAACCCATTAAACTTGAATGTTGTTGCGCCACAAGTATTTGTAGAGTTAAATGCTTATACTAATATGTTAAGGTTAGATACTATAAATGAGGCAGGCGGAAATCTTAATATTTATATTAATGATACTAGCACCCAGTGGAGAACTGGTCAAACTATGAGGTTAACTTTTAATAATGATCTTCTTATAGGATCAAGAAATATAAACATATATACCGATGCTCCTAATAGATTAAATAGTGGTTCATACGGTAAACTAATAGCAACTATACAGAATACTGATTTAAGCAATATTCCAATCATTGATTTGATTTGCACAGAGCAAGGAATATTGAATTTCGTATATGATGTAGTCAAATAAATAATAAAATTGAAACTTATATAATGGCTGAAAATAATTCAATACAAACAATGCTTCCAGAGTTGTTAAGACTCTTTAACAATTCATTGGAGAGCTTTGAGAAAGTCAACCAAGCGATTACATCAAGCAGAGACTCTGTAACTATTAACATTCAAAACAATGATGGTACAAACGCTAGGGTTACTGTTCCTAGTTTTGGGTATCTTAAAAATTCAGTTGATAGATTAAATACAAATATTAATACCCTTACTAATTTTAATGATGCAAATAGCTCAATAAGATTACCTGATGGTACGTTTAGAAAATTAGTTTTAGCTAAGCTGCCAACAGAAGCGCTGGATTTAACCGCAATGAACTCTGTTAATGAATTTAATATTAAGCCTAATTGGTTTTTCGAAGAGCTAATTAATCCTTTACTATATATTTCTTTTGACATTACAGGGCAAGCACCGAGTGATACCGAGCGAGCAATTGTTCAACGATATATTTTAGATACCAATTCACAAAGCAAAATTAATTTTTTCGATAGTGAATATAATGGTAATGCAGAATTAGATCGTGATACATTTTTGCAACAAATAGTTGAAAAGAATATAGCATATGTTTTAGATGAAGCAGTTGTTGACTTACCACCTAGAGATAAGAGATACTCTGGTAACTTTAGTGTAATAAGAATTGGTGAAGAAAGTGTTACCGAGACTGTTAATGGTATTAGCCAAACGGTTGTTCAAAAATTATATAAACTTAATAAAGTATTTTATTCAGATACAGAAGCTGACTTTCCTGATACTGTGCAGCTTAAAGTTGGGGATAGTTTAGAAGTCATATCAACACCGATTGATACTAGATATACAGTAACTCGAATTGATTCAAGTACTAACTCAGTAATAGTGAGATTACAGGAAGGTTCAAGAACTATTAGTATTGGGGCCGATGTATTAAAAATAGGATCTGCATTAAATAATCTTTTAGAAGTTGATGTTACTATTGGTTTTAATGAAAGATGTGTAACCTTTATTAAACCAATTGATCCAGATTCTAAAATTCCTGCAGTCAATTGGTCGCCAGGTAGTGGTTTTTATACTAATGATTTAAACACAATTGATGCTAGTGGTAATAAACAAACATTATCAGATTATTATCAACAAAACGCAGTTGACTTTGGTAGATATCTTCTATCATTTGCGCAAGATAAAATGCCTACTAGTAGAGAAGGATTAACTCCTAATGCACCTGTGTTATCATCTGATGATTTTACAGTAACATTAATAAATGGACAAGTTAGTAAGTCTGATGCTATAGTACAACTTAAAGATTTAAATAATCAAAAGAATACAGTCCAATCTACATTAACTGAGGTAGACACTTCGATTGCACAAAGTAGAGCAAAGATACAAACTACTAATTATTCTACTGAAGTTGAAAGAGATGCTGATAAGAATGCTTTACAAGGTCTTATTAATGAGAGAGCAGCACAATCAAAACTTTATTCATCAGTAGTCACAGAGATCAATGCATCTGCACAAGATAATTCTGTAAGTAGTATATCACCTAAATATAGAGTAAGAGGATTCTGGGCAATGCCTAAAGAAAAGTCAAACCCAGCAACAGGAGCACAAGATATAATAAAATTCAAATATCGTTATAGATATCTTTCTGCTGATGGGGCAGCTAACCCTGTAGATCAGTTTAAATATACTGATGGTAGTGGAACAAGCCAAGGGGCATTCTCAAATTATGTTATTATAGATAGTGTATTAAGACCTAGGATTAAAAATACAATAACAGGCTTATATGAATGGGTTGCAATAGATGATGATAATGCCGACTCAGTAAATATTAACCAATTAGACATTCCTATTAGAAAAGGTGAGCAATTAGAAATACAAGTAAAGTCTATTTCAGAAGCAGGATGGCCGTCTAATCCGCTAGAGAGCGATTGGAGCACAACAATAAGAGTTGAGTTTCCAGCTGATTTAAGTTCTGACAATGCAGTTGATTCTATATTAACACAGAACCAAGAAGACTCAGCATTAGTTGCATTAAATGAAAATTTAGAATCTATTGGGCTAGCCACACATTTGAGTAGTTCTTTTACTGCAAACGAAACATACTTTGCACATTCATCTCCAGTAATTGCATCTGGGTTTTTATCAGAAAATCAAACACCTATTGATTTATTTACTAAATTGAATGAGATGCAAAATCAGTTAGATTTATTTGCTGAGATATTAAGTAGCGCACAGGGTGAATTAAATACTACATTAGTAGATGATACAGGTAATACTTTTAATTTAAGAAGGAATTCAGTAACTAAAGTTTTTGCTGGATTTTATTCACAAGAAGTAAGAGACCTAGACGATCCGAGAGGAGCTGTCATTTCAAAGACATATTTTATTAATATTGCAAATGCCTCACAAACTGCATTGCAATTAATTGCTAGGATAACTGGTAGTAGAACTAGAATGGCTAAACAATCAGAAAACCCAACATACACAAATAGTGATGTAATTAGTGGTGCTACTATATTACCAGCAACTTATTCATGGTTGGATAATAGTGCAGCTAACCAAACAAATACTAGAGCTACTTTTAGAGCTGATGATGTAGATTATAACACTATTAGAAAATATGATCTATCACCTATACTATTAACTAATCCAGCAGTAAAGACTGCTACTAAATATGGGCAAACGGTTTCACTACCGCCATTTCAATCAGCACAAAATAAAAACCAATTTATTTATAGTAGATTTAGTGATGTATCTGATGATGCTAATTTTTATAGTTATATTAATCCAGTAAAAGATTATACATTTAATTTAGATACTACAGAAAATCTTTATAACGCTGCTTCTGCTTCTGCCGTGGCAACTCCAGTTACACAGTTTATCTGGGGTGGTGCTTTTACTGTTGGATTATTGCCAACTACTGTTGCTAATTATCCTACTACTGATAATGTAATACAAGTTTCAACTGCTCATCCATATTTGCTTAGCTATACTGCGTATAGAAATGCATATGTTGCATTGACGGGAGATACCGTAACATTACCCGTGGCACCAGCTCCTGGTGATCTTGATATGACAGATGCTGGTAATGGTACTGCCGCCGTTATGTTTAGACAATCTAAATTTGCACCACTTAAGGGAGATGATACTTATGGTCAGCAACAGGCAATATACATAAACGAAAATGTTACTGATTTAAGAGAATTAAGTTTATCAATGCCAACTGTTTTTGATAGTGGTCAACAACTTAGTGCTAGCCCATCAATAATTAATGTACCAAATTTATGGGATGCTACTTTAGCAGATTATGTTAATTATAGCAGGAATGCAAAAACCTCATTTGAAGGTTTTGATCAATATACATTAGGTAAACAATCATGTGGATCTTATTTGTTCATTTCATCTGATAACCACCAAAATATCCAAGTTGATGGTGATGCTATACAATCATATGAGACTATCTCGTTTGGTCAACAAAATGCTGTTAGTATTCCATTAGTATTCCAATATAGAATGACTGATTACTTCGGGGTTACTTCAGGTAGTGGTTTAGGAAATATTGCAGGAGACTCTTCTGGAAATACTGTAAATCTTACTTACACTAAGAAAATAGGATTTGACATATACCCAAATAATAGTGATGTTGTACAATTTGACATTGAAATCTCTGCTAATTATAGATCTGATAGATTAAGCATTAAACAATTTCCTAAAGCAACAGTGACAAAGGGATTAAATGATTTAGAGAAAGTAGTAAAAGCGCTAAGTCCTTCACTAAACCAAACACTGATTTCAAGTGGTGCACACAATGGAACGTCATGGGGTGGGGGTAATAATACTAACAATAACATAACGTAATTTTATTGTTACTAATTATTAACTTTATCTTTTGGTACCGAGTAAGTTTGATCTATTAACTCCGATACTTAGGCTTTATTTTAACTTAATCTTTTAGTGAATATATAAAAAAAGTAAAAGATAAATATGGCTGAAAACCTTCTTGACCAAGCGTCGTATAGTGTTGTAAGAACTAATCCTAAATTAACAGCAAATGTTAAAGTAGTATCTGATGGAACTGATATCTACTTAGAATCATTTAGTGCCAATACTAGATTGTCTTCTCAGAAATTTAAAGCATTCAAAGTTGATGGAACTAGTACATATGATCAAGATGTATTTAAGTTCTTTGATTATGGTAAGTTTCCAATAGAAGCTGCATATGAAATATTCCAAGAATTTCAAGATACTGCTGTATTATCTAATTATGGTAATCAGTATGAAATGTTCTATTGTGCAGGTACTAGATCTATTGCATCAGAATCATACTCACAAAGTTTAGGAACACTGGCACCACTATGGTTAAATAAACAGATTCCTAGGGCATTTGTAATTTTTAGATTAGATGATCCAGTTGCTGTAAATAATTTAAATGCGACAGCTGAATATGCAGGTGAAATTAATGCGCAAACCTCGGCCAATTTTAATAAACAAGTGTTAGAAAATTGTACTGCAATTAAAACTTTTGATTTGACTGAAGGTACTGCGCTAGGGTCGTATATTAGAAATTATAGAAACCAAGAAGATTTTCCTGAAGTACCACTTAATATGACATGGCGAAGCGATGAACCTATTGCATGGAATGGTATATCTTATAAGCATGGTGGATTTTCAAGTAGTGGTGCTTTTGCTTATGAAGATATGGTAGTTAAAGATTCTACTATTATGCAAGATGAGTACTTATTTACACAAGGCTTTCAAAACAATGGAATAATCTTAGCAAATCTTTTAAATTTAGAATTCTTATTTGATGATCTAACGGCTGATGACTATTCAGTGAACAGATACTTTGGTATGTATGTTAATGAAATAGAAGAAGGTCAGTTTGATTTATCAGGAGAAGCTTTTTATAAAAATACTGAGAAGAGTCAACTACCAAAAATAAAAACTATAACTGAGGTCTCTCAATACTTAAATACCCCATTTGAAATTACAAATGATGCAGGTATTTTATTATTTTTAGATCCTACGAAAACTACAACAATTACAGGTGTGCCTACTCCTACTAGAGTAGATGAAGTAGAATCTGTATTTTATGTTAAAGATAAAGAAGATGATTTCCATACAATAAAAAAAGGTTCGAAATGGGCGGCTGAACAAATTAGGTTATTTGATACTAAAGTAGATGTATCATTATTTACAGGCTATAAGCAACCTGATACATTTGCCAAT